TCTTCAGGGTTGAAGAAGATCTATCATCACGTCTTTACTGACGTGACGATAGAGGAGTTCGAGGAGTTAATCGAATCGACTTCAAATTTATTTAACCATTTAATCAAACACCGAGGATTACTCCAAGGAACAAAACGTTTTAATGATATAAGGGTTTATACTCTTAAACATATTGTTGGTCTTAAGCCAGATGCCGTGCCATGTCTTTCGACATTTAAGGCAGGGTTTCCTAAAGATCTCAAATTTCTTAGGAAATATGAGAAAAATAAAGATTACTTAAAAATTGTTTACACAATATTAAGCATATCTAGATTAGCTAATGGACATTCAAAAGATATTGATACCCAATCGATCACTAGACACCCTAACAGAACCAGAGACTTCATTAATGAAGTATCTGAATTTGAGTCAGCTCTACCGCGTATATTAGAATCTTTACAGATTCCAATTGGCGTTTCACCTGTTGATTTTGTGGGCAAATTCGTTCGTTTTCACGATACGACTAGCAAAGGTCCAAACAGCCTTAACGGGCTAGATGGACTAATGTCCTCACATTACGATGCAAAGGCAGTGTTAGCCGATGACAAAGTTAACCATAGTATTATAAAATATCTCGATGAGATAAAGCGACCTGATATATACTCATATATTAAGGACGTGGCCGAATTGGTCGAAACCGAAACGGATCCTAAACTTAGAGTCACCTCTTCGAAACTTACTTGTTCTAGATTGGCGGCTATACCGCAGCCAGGAAACAAGACGAGAGTCGTAGCCTTATTTGACTACTTCTCTCAGGCTTTACTTTTACCTCTGCATAAATACTTGCAGAAGATAACAGAAAACTTACCGAACTCTTACGTGTTCGATCAAGATAAAGGAAGGGAGCTTGTGAAGAAATTCACTGAAGACCCCAACTCTAGCCCTGAATCAAAAGACGCATCAAACTGGACAGATCGATTCCCTATGGAATTGCAATTGTCAGTTTTAAAGATACTGTTTAACGAACAGTACGCAAAACGCGTTCGTCATCTTTTAGTCCACAGAGATTTTACAATTTCTGGGAGCGATAAGAAGGTGATATATGGAGCAGGTCAGCCCATGGGAGCTTATCCAAGTTTCTCGTTGGCACATCTGACTCACTGTCTATATATTTACTGGAAATTCACTATTAATGGTGAAAGTCCAGAAAATGATACAGCGGTTTGCGGTGATGATGTATGTTTCAGAAATAATTCGAAAGGCACACAAAGTTATACTAAAGGAATGGAATTCTTAGGAGTTCAATTCTCTAATATTAAAGGATATTCTTCTGCCATACCTGGCATTAGAATTGCCGAATTCTGTAGACGTCTATACGTCAATGGAATTGACATTTCTCCGGTTTCACCTAAAGTCG